ATAATGGCATCATTGAAGCTCAAGAAATTGAAAAAATGGAGACTGAAATTAAGAAGGCTCCACGCGCTGATCTCTACGGAGTTCAGACTCGTGAGTTTAAGAATTTCCTCTCGTTACTGAAAACTAAATCTTATTAAGGAGAACGACATGACTGATCAAGTCGAAAATCAGGAAGTTGAGCTCGAGGACGAGATCGAAATCGAAGAAGCTCACGATCCCAAAAATGCAGAGGCACAATCAGTCGCTTCTGTAAAGGGTGCCGAAGGAAAAGGCAAGACTGCAAAAGAGCCAGGTGGCAAAGGCGGTCCGGCTGCACCTATGGAAAAGTTGCCAGGAACTAAAGCTGGTATGATTAATGCAATGTATATGAAAGCAAGCAAAATGAAGAAAGAAGAGCTTGCCGGAATGTATGCTAAACTTATGGGCGAAACTGTTGCAGAAGAAGTAGAAGCTGGTGATCAACCAATCGTTGAATATCAAGCTGATTTTTCTTCAGATCTAGACGCATTAATCGAGTCTGAAGCTACTCTTTCCGAAGAGTTTAAAGCTAAAACAGCCGTAATTTTTGAAGCAGCTATCAAATCTAAACTATCGGAAGAAATCGATCGTTTAGAAGAAAACTATGCAACTGAACTCGAAGAAGAAGTATCAGCTACTAAAGCAGATATGGTCGAGAAAGTTGACAGCTACCTCAACTATGTTGTTGAGAATTGGATGGAAGAAAATAAACTTGCAGTAGAAACCGGTCTGCGTACCGAGATTTCTGAGAAGTTTATGAATTCATTGAAAGACCTGTTTACAGAATCTTACATTGAAGTTCCAGAATCTAAAGTTGACCTAGTTGACGAACTTTCCCTAGAAGTAACAGATCTTGAAGAAGCTCTGAACAATTCTATGGCAAAAGCAATTCAGGCTTCTGAAGAGCTAGAAACAATGAAACGACACGAAGTAATTCGTGAAGCTTCAAAAGATCTTGCTGAAACACAAGTTGAAAAACTTGCGAAGCTTGTAGAAGATATTACTTTTGAAGATACAGAAACCTTTTCTCAAAAAGTTAAAACTGTAAAAGAGTCATATTTCAAAAAAGAAGCTGTTGAGTCTGTAATTGAAGACGGAGTTGAAGATGACGATGGAAACATCGTTGAAGCAACTGGCCCAATGGCGCAATACCTCACCGCGATCCGCAAGTCGGCGCAAACATAAATTTGGGAGTCCAAACAAATGCAATCTTATGACAAATTAGTCGAAAAGTGGGCACCAGTACTTAATGAAGAATCTGCCGGTACTATTAAAGATGCTCATAGACGTAGTGTAACAGCTGCGATTCTAGAAAACCAAGAGGTCGCTCTTCGTGAAGAACGTTCTCAGAATAACTTCTTAACAGAAGCTGCACCAGCCGGTGCTAACACAGGTTCCATCGGAACATGGGATCCTGTATTAATCTCACTCGTACGACGTGCGATGCCAAACCTAATGGCGTATGATGTTGCTGGTGTTCAGCCAATGTCAGGTCCAACTGGTCTCATCTTTGCGATGAAATCACGCTTTGACGGTGGTGCAACTAACCAAACAGAAGCTCTCTTTAACGAAGCTCCTACACGTCACTCAGGTACAAAAACATCTGCAGCCCCAGGTACAGATGGCTCAGGTCTAAACGTAACAAATACCGGTGGCGGTGCTGCTGCTCTTACAATCGATTCCGATCGTGTAACAGATCTGAAGAACATGGGTATGACTACAGACTCTGCTGAAGCTCTTGGTGACTCAGCCTCAAATGCTTTCGAGCAAATGGGTTTCACCATTGAAAAAGCAACTGTGACTGCAAAGTCACGTGCGTTGAAAGCGGAATATACTCTAGAACTAGCACAAGACTTGAAAGCAATTCATGGTCTTGACGCTGAGACAGAGTTAGCCAACATTCTATCAACTGAAATCTTGGCTGAAATCAACCGTGAAGTCATCCGAACAATCAACTCACAAGCGAAAACTGGTGCGCTACAAGCGTCAACAGCTGTAAACGGTATCTTTGACATGTCATCAGATGCTGATGGTCGTTGGTCAGTTGAAAAATTCAAAGGCCTAATCGTTCAAATCGAACGTGAAGCCAACGTAATTGCAAAAGAAACACGTAGAGGTAAAGGTAACTTTATTATCTGTTCTTCAGACGTTGCTTCAGCTCTTACAGCTTCAGGCATGTTGGATTACACTCCTGCACTATCAGTCAACTTGAACGTAGACGACACAGGAAACACTTTTGCTGGTGTTCTTAACGGTCGTACACGAGTCTATATTGACCCATATGCAACTGTAGATTACGTAACTGTTGGTTATAAGGGTACAAACCCATATGACGCAGGTATCTTCTATTGTCCATACGTACCATTAACTATGGTTCGTGCGGTAGGGGAAGAAAACTTCCAGCCAAAAATCGGTTTTAAAACTCGATACGGCATGGCATCAAACCCATTCGTAGGTGCAACACCTGCAAACGGTTTGGCAGCTGCGAAATCAAACCAATACTACAGAATTTTCCGTGTAGACAATATCATGGCATAAGCCAACGGAAATACCTCCACAAGGGTCGCTTCGGCGACCCTTTTTTTATTATAAATAGTGACATATAAAGGAAGATTATATGGCTATATCGACAACAACCACATCTGCTGGGATTTTAGAATCTACTATTACATCTAATGCAAACTATCTACAACCTACTGGGTTTAAGATAGGCATTAATCGTAAGTACTTTCCAAACGTAGAATACTTTGCACAATCTATTATGCATCCAGATATGTCAGTAACTCAAATAGAAGTACCATATAAAAGAATTGGCGGCGTTCCACTTACAGGAGATAAATTAAATTTCGGTGAGATGACAGCAATGATTATCATGGATGAAAATTTATCAGCATATACAGAAATGTATAACTGGTTAAAGTCTTTTGTTGAGGCGCCAGACGTTAAAGCATCAGAAGCAGCAAACAGTTCAAAGGGACCTTCTGAAGCAGATATAACTCTCTCTATATTAACAAGTCATAATAACGTTGCAAAGAAAATTATATATAGAAGTGCCTTCCCAACATTATTAGGAGATGTAAATTTTGAAGCTTCTACTGGCGATGTTCAATATATTACATTCCCAATTTCATTTAGATTTACATACTTTGACATTGAATAAAAACTAGGATATATTATGGATTTGAAAGTGATTCTCGACATGTGGTCGAGTGACTGTGCTATTGCACAAACTAGTTTAGACGAATCATCTAGACAAACCCCGATGCTACACGCAAAATATTTAGAACTTCTTTCTACTATGAAATTGAGGTTAAAGAAAGCTGAGCAACAACAGAAAATATTACTTAAAGACAAATGGCTTTATTATAATGGAAAGATGGATCAGGATCAAATAGTTGATAAGGGGTGGAAGCCGGACCCTTTTGATGGACTTAAAATACTAAAAGGTGAAATGGATTACTACTACGATTCTGATCCAGAAATTCAGCAGTCTGTTGATAAAATAGAGTATCTAAAAACTATAATAGATACTTTAAATGAGATTATGAATAATATAAATTGGAGACATCAGACTATCGGTAATATGATCAGATGGAGGATCTTCGAAAGTGGTGGCTAAATATAATAGAGAGTTTAAATTAGATGTAAAAGATATTGAAATAATTGAAAATGCGTTAATAAAATATCAAAGAGATGATGCTAAAGCAACTGAGATATTAGCAAAACTATATCACCAAAAAGTATGGTACAGACCAGATGAGAATTTTGTAAGTGGCTAACATTAAAATATGGAAGAAAAATGAAAGCATAGCTCTTGTTGATTGCGATGCCGGAATTGCAAAAGAACTAAGTGATTATTTTTCTTTCTTTGTTCCTGGTTACAAGTACATGAAACTGTACAAACGTAAAATATGGGACGGCAAAATAAGATTATTTAATAATGTAAGTAAAGAACTTCCTGCAGGTTTATATCCATTTGTCGACGAATTCTGTAAACAAAGAAGTTATACTCTTGAAACAGAATCAACTAAATATGGCGCGCCGCAGGATAAAAGTGAAGAAGATCCTAAAGAAATATATGAATACATAAAAGATTTAAATTTAACTAGTCGCGGCCAGCCTATTGAGATTCGTGACTACCAGTTTGATGCGGTAATGAAAGCATTAAACATAAATCGCTGTGTATTGCTGTCTCCTACAGGTTCTGGTAAATCTTTAATAATTTATTGTATTTCACAATTATGGCTAAAGTATATCTCAGATGGATTCAGATACCCACGTGCCGGAAGAGTATTAGTAGTTGTACCTACAACATCGTTAGTAGAACAAATGCAGAAAGATTTTGTTGATTATGGTTTAGGCGAGAAGGCTATACACAAAATATATTCTGGTAAAGATAAAGATAATATAGAATCTTCTGT